AACTGCCCCTCAACCTTAACACCAAATAAAGTAGGACTTACCACCTGATGGCATATCATTATCTCATTTGTGATTAAATTATTTATGTTTGTAAAATCCTCCTTAGTAAGCATTGTATTTCCGAGATTTACAATCTCAGCAGCGTTGTCTTTGCTCTTATTAAACATTATAACTAAACGCTTTCCCTCATCGCCTGTAAACTTCTTTAATAAACCTCTCTCAACTTCGCCCTTATGTTCCTCATTTACAGGATCGCCATTGTTCAAATTAATCAAAGTGCTACCAACAAATCCCTGATTCGCATTACCGAGAATATGTCTGCTTACCTTTATGTCTGATTCAATGTAATTCAATCCCTGATAATATGCAGGCAATGGGTAAACCTCACTCAGCGGATTATACTCACGCTTAAAATAAATTTGTGAGCCATATTTATCGTTCATATTAAACGCTGGGTATTCACGAGGTTTTTCCTTAAAATCGCTCCAATCGTTTTTAACGTAATACAAACTCAAATCTTTGTTAACCCTAACCTTTGCAAAATCTATATGATAAACCTCAGCAATCTGTCCTATACGATTCCAAATAACTTGCAGATAATAACCTCTATAAAGTTCATCATCTTTAATGCATTTCTTTACAATCTGATTCCACGTTTCGCCTCTGCTATTCGCAGTTCCTGCATCTTCAAAACCTTTGCCGTAAATATAGGTGCATTTGCTCTTAACTATCGCTCCGTGCTTTGGCGATTCGTTATACAGAGATAACAGATAATTAGGATAATCATTATTCTTTCCAAATTCAACGTAAGAATACTTACCCTTTTTTTCCTCAAATTTTGGCTGCTGTGCGTGGTCAAATTTGATTACTATGTGTTTGTAATTATCCATTGTATGTTACAAAAGTATTATTTTGTCCTGAATATTTTGTTGGCTCAAACTCACTCACACCGCTAAGATACATCAATCCTGTTTCAACAGGCACACTTTCCGTATCTATTGAGTTAATATTATTTGTTGGTGTTTGATATGCCTTATATGTCCAAAAACCCTCATCAGCGTTCGCAAAATATGTATTAACAACCAAACTCATTTTCATATACCTGTCAGTCGTGCTTATGTCATTAAACATAAAAGAAACAACATCCTGCGTTATTCTATTTGTAAAGAAAATCCCAACGTAATAATCAGGATCAGTTAGATTCTCTTTTGCCGTTATGTAGATAGGTATTGTTTGACCTTTTGCGATTGTAATCATAATTAAAAAACCTCCGACTTTTAATCGGTCGGAGGCATTTATATTTTGAGTTATTGAGTATTAAGTTCCCGGTGTTTCCAATGTCGCTGCGATGTTTGCAGGAACTACGAGGAAATCTTCACGCTCCTGACTTGAGAAGGTTAACAAATAACCATTTCTATCTGCCAGTGCTGTTCCACTTCCTGCCTCAGTTGTTTCAAGTTGCAAACCGAACTCCTTACCATACATTCTATAAGTTCCATCACCCTCTTTCAAAACAAAAGTAAGACGATTTTTTGCAAGTGTGGTAACGATATTTCTTACATCTGCTGAACGGCTGTTGATAGGAAATATTACCTGATGCGTATAGAAGAAAGTTCCGTTCTCAATAGATGAGGTAATTCCGTTTCCTGCTGATGCAGTTGCACGTGGAACTTCAAACTTCCAAAATCTTTTACCTGAATTTTTTGTAAGAGCAGATACAACACCTGATGCAGATGTTACACGGCTGTTACCTGATGCGTCATATAACGCTGAATTTTCTATAAGATAAACGACCTCAACACCGCCAACTGAATCACGGCATTCAATCGCATATCCTGATGTAACTACACAACTCATATTATTTAGATTTATGAAAAAAAAGGTGGTGTTTATTTCACCACCCTTTTCTCAGTTATTGAATTTTATTAGATAGCTGCTTTGAACTTCACACACTCGTTTGTGAATGCTACGTTCACACCAACTTTGAAGGAAACTTTTGTGCGGATTTCGTCGTTATCCTCTGAATACCATACACGATAGTTTTGCTCTTCACCTTCCAAATCTACTGCCATCGCGATGTTAGAAACGCTCATAGCGTATGCATCACCAGTTCCGTTAAGTCCGTTTACAGGAACTACCTCGATGTTTGTACCCGGTAGAATGAATGAACTTGCGTTAGCATCCTGAGGATTGTAGCTAAACAGATTCAACGCTCTGTAGGCCATAATCAACAAACGATACCAATCATAACCTACAAATATTTTAACATCACCCTTTGCCATTACAGCCGCAGGGATTGCTTTGTAGATTCCTTCTGTTGCTGCTACTACGTTTGACTGAGTAATTGTGCTGATTGTTGCAACACCTGTGAAACCTGATACGTTAGCATCTACAGGGCTACCGCCATCAATCAAGGCAGACAATCCGTCAAACTTATTGAGGTTACCATCGCCTGATGCAGTTGTACCTTGCCAAATTGCAGTTTCAAGTTGTGCAGCGATACGTGCATTTTTCTTAGCAAGATAAGCAGCAAGGAAATCAGCGTTACCGAAATCTGTGTAAGTGCTACCCGCTTTCAATGCCTCAGCAGTAAATTTCGCCTCAAAGTTTTTAGGGCAAATTGTTTCGCTAATCATAATCTTACCCGGAGTGATTGTTCTCTGAGTAAAGGTTGTTGTTCCTGATGGATTGTAACCGCAAGCATCTGTTTGAAAGAATGCATCTGTGTCCATCAAAGGTATTGCTACAGGTCCTTTTGCGCCCGGTATAACAACACCTCCATCCATAATGATTTGCTGAGTTCTTGCACCGATTACGGCTGATGTCAAAAGTGGTTTGACAAGTTGTTTAGTATAATCGGAAAGTGATCCTAATGATAATGCCATTGTAATTTAATTTTTGATTTTAAGAAAATAGGATATCGTATTTAAATCCCTCTTTATTGTTTGAAAATTTTGATTCTGATTTAATCGCTGCATCTGCTACGCCTGTAGGTGCTTCTGCCAAAGTTTGTGTAAGATTCAACAAACCCTCAATAACCTGAGTTGCTTTGTTTAGTCTTGTTTCGTAGTCGGCAAATTTCTGCTCGTAAGATGCAAACTTAGATTCGTAAGATGCGAATTTTTCGTTTGTAGATGTTTCAAATGCTGAGAATTTAGCACCCATATCTTCAACGGCAGGAACTTCAACCTCAACCTCAATTTCCTGAGCAGGTTTGATTTCCATAATCACACCATTATCGCCTAAGACAATCATAGTGCCATCAGATAATGTATGCTCGCCCGCAGGTGCAGGAACGCCCTCAATGGTAACGATACCGCCAACGGCTAATTCTGTAACCTCTACTTTTGTTCCATCTTTCAAAGTTGCCTCAATCATCTTTACTACTTCCTCCTGTTTTGGAGTGTTGACCAATTCATTAAAGGTCAATCTCAATTTTTCAATGATTTCTGTTGCTTTCATAATAATAGATATATTTATTCGTGAATAATTACGTTTAAGAGTTCAGATATTTTTTTGAGTGTGTTTTCTTCAGGTGAAATCGGCTGCTCATAGTCAAACATCCCCTCCACAGAAAACCCTCTAAAATCGCCTGCCTTTACTTGCTGCCAAACCTTATCATTCTCTACATAGAATGAGCCAAACCAACTGCCATCTGCCACACCCTCAAAACCTTTCATCGGCATAATGCCACGCTCTTTATCTGTTAACCAAGATTCAAACATAGTAACGCCTTTTACCTTTTGCTCAGGATCGTGCATCAGATTAACGTGGTTTTGGTATTTCTTTTTAGCAAACTTTATCGCTATCTGTTTGATGGTATCAGCAGAAAACTTTACGTAATGCTCACCCATCTTATCGTTATTTCGATATATCAATTCATCTGCCAACATCAACGGCCCTGAGATTATCCGCTTTTCCTCGTTTACTATCTTAAATTCCTGCTTTCTCATTTTATCAATCTGTTCTAATTTACGTGCTGCCCATTCTATCCCTGCATCACCGCCCCAAGCTAACCACATTAAACGACCACATCCATCGCCTAACTCTTTATCTGAGTTCTGCCTGTGTCTTTCAAAACCTGCCATTCGTGCGATTGTGTCCCTGCTAATCGGCTCGCCGTTTGCCAGTTGGTTTGCCCTTGCTTTTCCTACGGATGTGCCACATTCACCCCATCCGTTTTCCTCTGCCCATCGCAGGGCAATCTTTGCATTTTCTTTTGCCTGCTCAGGGTAATCGTTGTAAGATTCAAAATTCTGTGATTGTGTTACATAGCTTTTGACTTTTGCAAGGTGATTATAGATGTAATCTACATTGTGTGTCATACCTACTAATTTGTCAATTTCTCTCATTAAATCAACAAAATCATCTGTCAATATTTCAACTTCAATCAGTTGCTGAGTTGTAGAAAAGTTTTTGGCTATCACTTCCTTTTCAATACCAAAAATACTATCAGCAATCTGAGCCGCAGACCTTATCATACCCTGCTCATCAATTCCAACATTCATAGAAACAAGATGCGTAAAAGTAGCAACTGCACCCGGACACATATCAAAATGTTTTGGTGTGTAGCCGTAAATGCTTAAATCAGAATTAAATTTATTTTGCCACTTTGAATAACAAATAGCTGCTGCCTGCTCTTTATCTTTTCCCTCACTAACTTCATATTCAATACAACGTGTAATAAAATCGTTTTCCCTTTCGCCCTTTGATGGCTCAATAAATTCATTTTTGAATGCTAAAAAATCTTTTTTTATGGCAGGCTCATCAACTAATGCGATATAAGAAACCTCTGCCTCATCATTTAGATTCTCGCTGATTTTTAATTCGTAAATTGGTAATTTCATTTTTTTAAGTTTTATGATATACGTGCTGCTCTGTTTATTCTTTGTATTCGTTCCTGATTTCCGCTAACATCAGACTCTACAACATATGCCCTCGCTGCTGCTGAGCCTATCTGATTAACTTGACCTTGATTTATTAATGTAGATGCTAATGTTGGTGCAATAGGTGCTTGTATTTGTGTTGGTGATGGTGCTGATGGAACATTACTGCCACCGCCTCCACCTCCTCCCGGCACTTTTGTTGCAACGATTGATTTGATTGATTTTATACCACTTGCAATAATTGCTGCTACGTTTACAATTTTTGAGATAGTACCTATCGGCTCAGGCAAAACAGATTTAGCACGTAGTACCTCAGTCGCTCCGACAAAGGTATTAATCGTTGCAGATGCAACGCCTAACGCTTTACCTGCTGCCGTTTGCTTACCTACTAAATCAGACAATGTACCAAGTGCATCGCCTATCGCTTTTGCAGAATCTATTTTATTTTTTGTTTCTGCATTATCTAACGCTATACGTGCATCGGTTAACTCTTTTGATTTTGCGTTAAATGCCTCAACACTTAACACATTATTTTTTAACGCATCATCTAATAACTTTTGCTCTGCCGTTAAGGCATCTCTACGCTGTTGAATTGATAACTCATTATTTGCTGCACGTGCTGCCAGTATCTTTAACTGATTATCTAATTCCTTTTTTGTTTCTATTATTAGTAATCTTGCCTTTAGCAC